AGCCAACGGAGTCAATATCGTGGCCTCGCTGACTATGGAGCCGGTGCGTCCATGCTCATAGGTGCATTCAATCCCTATCTTGATCTGTCAATAGGGGACAGGGCATTGGCATTCATGGCCGGTGAAGTGCTGATGGTTCAAGGACTACTACGGTTGAACCCTGCCACCATGCTAGGCATGACCGTCATCGACTGGTTGTTCTATTGATGATGAGGATGCGTCCGCGCATTGACGCCCACCTTCTTGCAGATTGAACACTGAGTAGGCTTACGACCGTTGAGGTCAGCGATGGATACGCGGTGTTCGTCCATCCACTCAGTGAACGTGGGAGGCCCGTACGTCGGACCCACGGGCTCCGCAGGCAACGCCAGATCTGGCGTCGACGAATATGCCCCACTTGCAGCGGCTAATTGCTGAATCGCTTCAGCCAATAGGAGAATGGCGTCTTCAAGAGTCATCTTGACCCCCCCTCCCCTTCAGTTCCGATGCAAGTGTGAAAGTAGCCTGCATATCGACAGGCAAGGCGCCATGAGCATTACGAGAGAGCGCCTCCTCATTCAAGGCATGGCGAGGCATCCACTCGGGGCGCTTGCGGAACCATACCGCTGCTGTACGCCCTCGCTGTTCGCCCTTGCCAATACCCCATCGTGTCGACCGTGGGTTGAACCGGTTCATCCTGTCGCACTTGCGACACTTGGATACTCCAATTCCATTCGACTGCGATATCCACGATTGATGAAAGCCGCAATTCATACAAGTGATGATTCCTCTCATTCCTCCTCCTCCTGAATCTTCTCAATCATGTAATTGTTCCAGCCATTGTGCAAGACCTTGGCTGCAACCCATGTCCACTTCCCGTCTTTCTTGACTCTGAAATACGGCTTGGCATCACTGAACTTGTATACACGCGCCACTCATTCCCAACTCCTTGTGATCTGACTCTGCCGCGGGTCCACGGCTTCTACAACTGCACCATTCAGCAGTTGTGCAATCGCCTCAAGGGCAACCGTCTGTCGTTCTAATAACTCTAGCATCTTCTCCTCTGTCTCCTCTGACATACCCCTCCGAGTCGGCCTGTGCTTATAGTAGGGGTGCACAATAAAATAGAGGCCCCCGAGGGTTTCCCAAGAGAAGGACTATGTATTGTGTATACTGATAGGGTGGTGGGCGGGCGAGGTCTGTGACCACTGCGTGGTGCGAAGATAAGCCGGTAGTGCATTTTATACACCGCCCCAGTCTCCCGTTCACACATGGCAACCGCAAAGACTGGCTCCTTCTACCTGACTGAAACGATCACGCTACCCGCTGGTAGTGCACCATCATCTCGCTTTGGGACTAGCATTGATCTCTCGGCATATCAGAACGTCGTTCAAGGGCAAGCCATCGCCATTGAGCAATGCGACTACGTTTGGCAGACTGGAACCGACTTCGGCCAAGAGGTTGAAGCGATGGTCGTCTCCAATGGAACCCTTTCGGCTCAAGTGACTGACTTGAATCACGGAACAGCGTTCATCAGAGCCGACAATCAGAGTCTCATCTCCTCGGCAGCGTTGAACATCGACCAAGTCAACAACATCTGCACCCATTTCAATGACATCTATCCTGATTCCTTCGGCAGTGCTGCATTGAGTGAGTCCTATCTTGTGGTGAATCCGCAACTTTACCTCACTGCCGGCAACGATGGAACTACCGTCGGCGCCGCTGATGTCTCATGTACAATTCGCCTCAAGGTGCGATCAGTAAAATTGACCGCCAAGGACTGGACCGCATTGGCTCTACAGAGTACCGCTGCTCAGGGTTGAATCCCGTGAGCACAGAATGGGAACGAGGATTCGCTGCCGGATATGCAGCGGCGAACGACCGACCCTTCACTTCAATGCAGCGTTCAATGGATGTGGCTGAGCGGAAAGAACGCCCGAAAAAGAAACGTGCTCCGAGCGCCTACAACAAACGGTACGGAGCAGCGTTCAAGAAAGTCGCAAGCCGCTACAAGACCAAGGCTGGGAAGTGGAAGAAGGACGGATTCAAGCGCGCTGCTGCTGCGGCTCGCAAGATAGCAAAGAGGGGTTGATGTATACATGGACGACAAGCCTTTCAATATCGTGGACTACATTCCACACCTGGATCTAATCGGAACTGGTGCAGGTGGTTGGGACATCGTTGGAGACTCTCCCTATGAGCCAATCGTCTTGTCGGGTCCTGATGGATTCATCTATCAATCAAACCTTGACGTCAGTGGGTGGACGAAAGACGGACTGACTGCCTTCTTCATGAACCAATTCCTTCAACGTGACGGCCCTTACGAGCCAATCAATCCCGCTGTTGGACTTGATACCCTAGAACTCCGTGATTATGTCATCGTGTCTGATGTCCCTATCCGGCTGGGGCCGGACATCATCCATGCGGGATTCTTAGATGAAGCCTCAGACTTCATGACGTTGAAGTTTGCACAAGCCGAGGTGTTCACGCAAAGCACAACCACGGGCCTCGTGATGTCCCCCATCGACCGGTGGATGTTCGGATCTGGAGAACCTACTGCATCAGCCACCTTGTACATCACTCGCATCATCATCCCACATATGGGAACGCCCACACCCGCGGTGGCGGTCGATTGTCCCGCGATACGCTACGTCGCACAAGGCATTGCGACCGAAGAGCCCGAGTATGTTTATCTCAATCGCCTGAGGCGCTCCAATGAACTCTACATCGTACCGTGACCCCACGCTACCGGTCCATGATTGGGGGCCCTTTGGCGAATATGAATATCTAGGAGTAGGCACGCCATACAAACGCAAGATGAAGGCAGGGATTCGCGCAGTGAACCCACTCGACAGACGCGCCCAACAGCACGACATGTGGTACTCTAAGACGGCCGATATATCCCATAGCCAACGGAGTCAATATCGTGGCCTCGCTGACTATGGAGCCGGTGCGTCCATGCTCATAGGTGCATTCAATCCCTATCTTGATCTGTCAATAGGGGACAGGGCATTGGCATTC